GGAATTCCCGCTTTGTGTACACGGCTTCCCGGTTTTGCCGCCTTGCACGCCCGGTTGCATCACAAAAAGCGTCAATGTCATCATCCGTTTGCCGTATCTTTGCCCGCTGTGCCTTTATCAACTCATCCGGCGCACCTTGCTCCTTCAGCATAAGCAAATCCCGCTTTTCCTCACGGATTTTGCGCTCAAGCCCCCGTTGCTGTTGGCTTTCTGCATAGGTCTTTGCGTTTTCCTCTTCGCTTTGCCCGCCCTCACGGACAAGGGAAACGCCGGGGATGAACGGGGTAGGGTAGTGCTTGCAATTGATACCAAACAACCCGGCGGGTTCGCCGTAGCTTGTTTCGCTCTGTGCATACACCTGCACTTCGTACCCGTCAAGGTCAGCAACAACACGGGCATTGTCCGTGCTTGATATGACCTTGCTTTGCCAAGGGTAGCACAGCGGGCGTGCGCCGTTGTGGTAACTCACTTGGTACAGGTCATTGCCGAAATTCTGATTAGTTTCCCAAACAGCCGCACGCCCTGTGTTGAACATGGTTGTGCGGATATCCATTGCAACATAAGCTTCCGCACTCCACCTATGCCCCCCGTGGTCAATGAAACCCGTGATTCCGTTCTGTTGCAAACGCTTGATTGCGTGCGCCGTTGCCGTGTTCCATGACGAAACACCCGTGACAACCTCACCCGCACCAATGTCAAGGGCGGTTTGCGTGGCTTGAACCCGTGCGGCAATATCTGCAACCGTTGCCCGGTATGCCTGTTGCGTGCTTTCAAGCATGACCGTGTTCACAAGGTTCAGTTTGTTTGCCGCTTGCGTATAGTACAGATTGAACGCCCGGTATTGGTTGGGGGACACAACCGGGGTTTGTGGCGGCATGAAAATGCCCTTTTTGACAGCCTTCCACAACTCCGGGTTTACCGCTTGCACGCTGTCAACAATGACCTGTTCCAAAGCGGCGTTCAAATACTTGTCCACGCCAACAAGGTTGCGCCGGATGATTGCCATTGTTTCCTTGTTGACCTGCCCCATTTGCGCCAACATATCCGCTTGATACGTGATTGACGAACGGGGGAAATTGCGTGCGTCATAGTACGGGAAATAATGGGCAAGGTTTACCAAGATTTGATCTGTGACAGCCCCGTAAACCTCTGCCATTTCCCATGACATTGCGTCAATAAATGCGGGGCGCATTGTTTACCCCCTATTCTGCCGTCCCGAAGATTGCAAGCGGGTCAACGTTGCCCGCCGCACCTTCTTGCTTGACCCGTGCAAGTTCCTCTTCCGCTTGCTCCGGGGTCAACCCCTGTCCATATTTGGGGTCGGTCAAGAAGGTGTATTTGCTGATAATGCCCGCACCAACAAGCATGACCCCTTCATTGATATTGGTCTGCCTGTCTTGCGTGATACCGTCATCAAACGTTATTTGAACGTTGTACCCCGGTGCGGCAAGGCTTTCAACGGTCTGCCCGTTTTCGTCCGTCATGCCGTAAAGGATTGCAACATCAACAATGTTGCGCACAAGGTGTTCGATTGCCGGACGGAGTTGGTTCTGCACGGTCTTGATTGTTTTGTATGTCTTTGAGTTTTCGGAAATAACCTCTGTTGCGGTCTTCAAGCCCGTGTGTTGATCGAAAGTAAACGTACCCGCCGAAAAGCCTGTCTGCAAGCACAGGATTGACAGGAAAGCATTGATTGCCGCAACGTGTTCTTCCACCCGCAATTCAACGCTGTTGTCCTGTATTTTAAGGTCATCCGGCGTGTCACTTGCAAGGGCTTCATAGGTTTCATCCGTTGCGTCAAAGTACCGCACAAGCGCACCCGTCTGCGGGTCAACAACGGAACGCACAGCACGGGCGGGAACAATAATGCGCTTTTTGCCAAGCCGGAACTCCCGGACGAAGCTGTCATAGCAAATGTCCAAGGCGTGCAACGTTTCCAAGGCGTTTCCGTATATGCTCATGCCAAGCGGGCTGTTATCGTCAAGGTTGTTGGCAATGGGTGTGCGCCAATAGCTGAAAAGGCTTTCTTCAACAGGCACTTCCGTTTCTTCCTCAAGGTACGGGTAAATTTCCGCAAGGGGATAGCGCACACCAAGAATGTCTTGCGATTCCCCCGGCGTTGTGCCTTTCTGCATTTCGGAGCGGTACAACTCGTTCGTTATCACATAGGTCAGCCCGTTCCACCTGTGCCACTCAAGGCGGGTGTAATAGTAACCATTCTTTGCAATACGTGACACGAACACCCCTTCCGTAACACGTGCATTGTCCCACGCAAGCGGGACAAATTGGTCTGCCATGCAGTATCCAACCATTATTTTCCGGGTTTCGGGTATCTCGTTGCCGTCTGCATCATGCTTTGATTCTGCCCAAACCTTCAAGGCGTTGCCGCCCAATGCAAGTGCTTCTTCAATGCTTTCCTGCATCTTTTCCCGGAAAGCGTTGCAACCAAGCACCCCTTGCACAAAGGCGTTCAGCGGGTCGGGGTTGTCATCATCGCTTTCCCGCCCGTCAATGCTCACGTTGACCGTGCATTCCTCACCCCACACAAGGGAAGCCATTTCGGCGCAAATGGCTTTTGCAACGTTCATGCGGTAGACTTCCCGGCGTGCGTTTGGGTCTGCAATGGTCGGGGCGGGTACAATGTGCCAAGCTTTGTAAAAGCCCTTCCAAAGCCATTTCCAAATGAATATTCCGAAATCATAAAACTGTTGAAAAGACGGCACGCCCGCAAGGTCAAACACGCTTTTGTATTCCCTTGCAAGTCCCGTACCTGCAACCGCTTTTTGCATCCCGCTTTTCCACCTTCTTTTCAAGTTATCCAACCATTGCATTATTCGTCACCGCCTTGCCCGTTACGGGATGCCGCACACAGCCCAATAAAGAAAACACCAAGGCACATCCCGGCAAAGAAAGCAGGTATCAACCACAATGCGGAAATCATCTGCCCCACCCCTCAATCAATACGGGAATGTCCCGTTCATACGCATATTCAAGCGCATCAAGGCTGTCAATGTTGGTTGTGCCGTTATCAAGCCGCACATCCTCTGTGACCTGTTTGCTGTCCCATATGGCACTTTTCAATGCGTCAATTGTCCATTTGCACCCGCTGTGTATCTTGAAACGCCCCGAACCCATAAGGATGCACAAAGCCCGGATTCGGTCATTTATGGGCTTTTTAAGGGCATTTCCAACGTTAACGGGCAAGTGTGCTTGCGCCGCCGCTGTGCGCAACCCGTTTATCAATGTTTGTTCTGCGCTGTCGCACCAAACATCCGTGACAAGCCAACGCATTTGACAGCGTCGCACAAAGTCAACGAAGTCCGTTTGCAATTTGTTTGGGTTCAACGCTTCTTGCTCCCGGTATTCGTCAAGCACAACAATGCTGTTCCCGGCATGACCCAAGCAACAAAATGCGTGCGCACTTGTGCCGCCGCCGAAGTCAACCCCGATTGTTGCCCGTTGCACCCGTGGCAGGTCATCAATCACAAAGCGTTCGGGTTGATCTGCGAACAATTGGTATATCAGCCCTTCAGCAACGGCACGTTCGCCCAATATGTCCCGCCTGTACCAAACTGTGTTCGGGTCATACCTGCTTTCGATCTCCGCAATCCGTTCCGGCGTTATGGTTGCGTTGTCTTTGATTGTGAAGTGCTGATACAGATACCCGCCCGCAAGCCCTTGCGCCCGGTACTTGTCAATATAATCTTCGTATATTCGTGCCTTTGGGTTGCAAGGGTTCAAGTCCCAAAGGGTGAACGGGTGCTGTGCGGCAATCTGCCGCCCGCTTGCAACCTTGACAAAGCTAATGCGGGAATCTGTGCTGTCAAAGTGTTCGTTGATTTCTGTGGCAATCCAAAGACCATAAGAGTTGCCAAGGATGCGTTTGTAGGCATCTGCCTTTGCGCCGCCAACGAAAATGACAATCTTTTCCCCGGTCTGTGTCTGTATGTACAGGGCTTCATTGTCCCGGTACTTGCCCCAACGGCAACGCCCCCGGAACAGGTTTTCAAGCCCAAAGCCGTTGCAAACGCCAATGTTCAATTTGGCGTTGCCAATGGTTGACCCGCTTGCAAGGTGATATTTGTCCGGCGTTTTCTCAAGGTACGCCGCCGCAATAATGCAATGATCTATTGTTTTCCCGGAACGGATTGCCCCTTCAGCAACGCACATCCGGTTGTGCAATGCGGCTTTGATGTATGCTTTATGCTTTGGCGAAAACTGCCCCCAAGGGATTGTTGCTGTTTTACTCATCCTTCAACAACTCCACAAGCGGGGAAAGGTCTTCCACATCAACATTGACCGCCGCTTCCATCTTTTCCCGCCATTGCTTCGGCTTGCGG